TGTTGATTTGACAGGTCACGCTGTTCCCCTCTTTGTGGATGGTCATGTGGGTTTTGCGTCTGCCATTCTTGGTATTGCAGATGGGCCTGACGCTTCGCCCCCGTAGGGGCTTTATGCTGTCGTGATGCGCCAAAGCCTGTTCATAGGTATACAGACTGGGCATATCGGTAAATCCTCCAAACATTTTCGTTCTCCTTGGTACGGAATCCGTACCTTAGTTCTCTTCAGTTGATGGGTTGTCGGGAAGCTCCTGCTTCCGCTCTTGTTGCTCCTGATCCCGCAGCCATTGGCGCAGGATCGACGGATCGTACTCGGCCAATAGATCAGCCAGTGTTACTTCGTTATCAGGGTCTGACATATTCACGATGGGTAGCCCTCCAGAAGTAGCATAAGTGTGACGACAAACCAGAAGAATGTGACTATACCTACGGCAGTAGTCACAAAGCCCAGTACCTGTAGCGGGCGCACCCACCAAGGTCTCTCGTCTGCCCACTTATGTTGATTGTGTGGGTCGTGCAGGTTCATGGTCTTGTAGCACTCGCCTACTGCGTGGTTACTCTTCTTCATTAGGTTGTCCTCTTTGGGTTTGTTTGCTTCAGCGTATCTGGGTTAGTCACCAACTGATACGCGCCTTTGCTGTACTCCTGCGCCACGCACCAGTTGATGCGTTCGGCAATAGCTTCGTAGTCGCCACATATCAGACAGGTCTGAATACCTAGCTTGGCTCGGGCGGGTGAGTAGGGTTTGCCGCATTTGATGCAAGTAGTCATACATTGCTCCCTCTATATGGGGTTGTGGGTATCCGCGTGTATCCGGCAAGTGACTTGCGCCAGCCACGTAGACTAGCATCTAGTGTAGTAGCACTACGGTCACGATACTTCTGATACCGCTCAAGGATTGAAGGGTATCGGCTCTTGTAATGAGTTGAATACAATACACGTTCTAAGTTCATAGCGTTCTCCTAGGTACGGAATCCGTACCTTGTGTTGCTGTATCGTGGGCGAATTCCCACTGTCCTTATTGTACCACAAATAGCCACCTTTGTCAATACCCTTATAACATTGTGGTACAGTGATATATTGTTATAAAAATGGGGGGTATTGTTATGGGGGCTATAACAATGTGGTACAAATGAAAAGCCCCGTGTTCTGTGGTGTGTAGCTTTGTTATGTATGTATTGTTATATTGATAAAGAAAATAGAAAAAAACATACACATTTCTTTTGCAAAGTTTCACTTGCGGAGAGGGGGGAAAGAGGGAGGGAAAAAGCGTGAGTATGTCATTTTGCTTATAACATTACACAATAGGCTCTTTTGCTTTGTGTTTCAATGGCATAGCTCATAACATTAATGCATAACAATATGTAAACTACATAACATTGTGGTACAAGGTACGGAATCCGTACTTTGTTGCATGGCGCGGTCGCTCCACTGCAACTATCATGTTCTCTAATAGGCGTATGGCGCAGGAACTCCACCGCAACTATCATCGTTTGGGCCAGGAACTTCCGGAACTATCACTTTTTTTGGGCACAAAAAAACGGCCCGAGCCGTGAGGCCCGAGCCGGTTGAAGAAAGCAAGGTACGGATTCCGTACCTTGCCAGATAGATTACTTACACTTGTAATCTGAGAAATCGTCAGCCCAGATAGACTGTGATTCCATCGTTTCGACTGCATTAGCCAGTCGAGTTTTCATAAGATTGATCTGCTTTTCATGCTCAGGATCAAGCGGAATTTCAGCAATACCGGCCGCATCTCTCAGCGTAGGCAGGTAGGCAGTGACGCGATTGAGCACAGCTCGCAGATCAGCCCTGATCTGACCACCGATAGCCTTATCTTTGTACTCATCTCGCGCTGCCCTGGCCTCAGCTGCCTTGGCCTCTCTGACCTCAGCTTTCGCAATTTCGACTGGATCAAAGCAAGGATTGATAATACTGCCCGGCTGATCCAGACCCATCTCAATAGCGCGTTCTTTAGCGGCCGCCTTGAAATTGCTACGCCCTGCGTAAGTAGGCATACACTCCGTGAAACGCAGCTTGAAGGTTTTATACTCGCCACAAGGCTCGTCATTATCCTCGTGGATTTGCTTCAAGGTTTTATTCATATCGAGAGCTGCGGTATACGCTAGCATAGCCTCGTCAACGGTAGGCCAGAGCACGTTACCGCCGTAATTCTCGAGGAATTTGCCAATACCACCAAGAGTCGCCTTGGCGCTCACTAATGGAAACGCTGGGGCGATATCGGTAATGATATCGGCCGCATCCTGAAACCTAGAGCCGGCCTCGGCCGCCAGCTTCTCAGCCTCGGTGGTGGCTCTATCCTCTTCCGACTTAGCCTCGATAGCGGCATGCACAGCATTCTGTAGGTCATCGCGTAATTCACTTACGATTGTAGTCATCTTTATAACTCCAAAAAATATTAATAGGAAAGGTACGGATTCCGTACCTTGGGCCAGAGCAGTAATTGCTCGACTTGGTTATATACTACCCCCTATTCTAGTATATGCAAGGAATCGGCCCCCTACCGCACCCCCTATCCCCACTATCCGGAAGTCGCCTGCGGCGCTATATACATAATAATATGCACAATCAATATACCAACTTGACAAACTCAAATGCTAAACTCTAATAAAATCAATGACTTACCCCCACCCCCTTTTGTTTATACCCGTCCAGGTCGCACCCCACCCCCCTCAATACAGGAAACACCCCCCGTCAGGAGTCCCGTAAGGTGGTGACGGAAATAATTATTTGCGGCACCATGCGTATGTTGTCATTACGTAACTATATGTTAGACTTCGCAAAAACTGGTATTCCGGATACCTGCGTATGGCCGTTGTTCAAGTGGAACCCACCAAGGATCACCCGATTCCTTACGACCTGTCGGAGGAGAAACCTGCGACTCTGCTTGAAGAGATGGCAGTAGCCGGTAACACAGCGGAACTACAAGAATCTCTGGGCGCAGCTTTAGATGTTACCGAAGGTGACATTGAGCGTGAGAAGGAGTTGCTGAAAGCAGTTGCTGAAGCCAAGAAGCCCAACAACCTCACCAATCAGACCACCGCCTTTGCAGCCGCAGCTTTCTTGCGCACATATGGCTCGCAGCTAGCTATGGACGCGGCCCAGGCCAGAGCAGCTATAACTCACAAGTTGATGGAGATAGCAGACTGCGGAGACCCAAGGTACGAGTTAAAAGCACTTGAGCTACTGGGTAAACACAGTGATATCGGTATATTCACCGAGCGCAGTGAAGTCACTATTAACTACAAGAGTCCAGAGGATTTGGAAGCTGCGATAAAAGAGCGAGTCAAGAACCTGCTTAACGCCACAGTGGTGGACGAAGTGCCTCTGGGGGCAGCGACTACAGACGAAGATTTGGACGAAATGCTCGGCGTGTTAACTTTGGACGAAAAGGATGACGACTCCGACATCGCCCTTTGACAATATCACGTTAAAAGATATACCGAAGGTGTTACCCCTGCTTTCGCAGGTAGAGCAGGAGAAGCTCCTGGCAGAATTAAAAGTTCTGGAAAAACTTAGAAAACAGCGCAAAGCTCAAACTAGATTTATAGATTTTACTAAACAGATGTGGCCTACGTTTATTAGTGGGCGACACCATGCGAGGATGGCTGAAGCATTTGAACGAGTGGCTCGGGGCGAGTGTAAACGGCTTATTGTTAATATGCCCCCTCGTCATACTAAGTCTGAATTTGCCAGTTATCTACTTCCTGCTTGGTTTTTGGGACAATTTCCTCACAAAAAGGTTATCCAAACGTCCCACACCGCAGAACTTGCGGTTGGTTTTGGCAGAAAAGTAAGAAATTTAGTAGATAAAGACGAGTACCATGAGATATTTCCTGACCTACACCTGTCTTCGGACAGTAAAGCGGCAGGAAGATGGAACACAAGTAAGGGTGGAGACTACTTTGCGATAGGTGTCGGGGGTGCGGTTACTGGAAAGGGCGCGGATTTGCTCATTATTGACGATCCGCACTCGGAACAGGAGGCCGCATTAGCTGAAATAAACCCGGATATCTACGATAAGACCTACGAATGGTACACATCCGGGCCTCGGCAGCGTTTACAACCTGGCGGAGCCATCGTTATTGTGATGACTCGTTGGAGTTTGCGCGATTTAACGGCAAAAGTGCTCAAAGCCAGCGCCCAAAGAGGTGGTGATGAGTGGGAAGTCATTGAATTTCCGGCTATTATGCCGTCTGGCAACCCTTTATGGCCGGAATTTTGGTCAAAAGACGAGCTTGGGGCGCTAAAAGAGGAACTTCCCAACGCAAAATGGATGGCTCAGTACCAACAAGAGCCAACCGCAGAGACATCAGCTATCGTAAAGCGCGAATGGTGGCGTACATGGGAAGAAGAACGGCCTCCGCCGTGTGATTTCCTACTAATGGCGTGGGATACGGCGTTTGAAAAGACAAATCGGGCGGATTATTCGGCCTGTACAACGTGGGGAGTGTTCTATACACCGGATGAAGACGGTGTGGAGCAGGCAAACATCATACTCCTCAACGCATTTAGAGATAGGATGGAGTTTCCTACGCTGAAACGCGTAGCGGTCGAAGAATATGATGAGTGGCAACCCGATACACTCATTGTAGAGAAGAAAGCATCGGGCGCACCGCTGATATACGAGATGCGGGCTATGGGTATACCAGTGCAGGAGTTTACTCCGACTAAAGGCAACGACAAGATTACGCGATTAAACGCGGTATCTGACTTGTTTGCTTCTGGTATGGTCTGGGCACCCAACACTAGCTGGGCAGAAGCGGTGATTGACGAGGTTGCGGCGTTCCCGGCGGGGGAGCATGATGACTATGTGGACTCTGTATCGCTGGCATTGATGAGATACAGGAAGGGCGGGTTCGTAAGATTGCCTTCGGATGAAGAAGACGAAGTGCAATACTTCAAGCAACGTAAAGGCGGGTACTACTAATGGCAGAATTAGAACTTGGCATTGTCAACCCTGACATGGTGACAATGGACGATGGTAGCGTTGAGATTACTTTAGTGCCCGAGCAGGGGCTTGAAGAGACTATAGGTGCGCCGTTTGACGCAAATCTTGCGGAGTACCTGAATGAAGGCACCTTGACAGAGATAGCGTCAGAGCTTATAGGTTATGTCGAGGCCGACACATCCAGCAGAAAAGAATGGGCAGATTCGTTTGTAAAGGGGCTGGATGTGCTCGGCTTCAAATATGAAGAGCGCGTTGAACCCTGGGAAGATGCCTGCGGTGTATATTCTAACGTATTAGCTGAAGCAGCCATCCGTTTCCAAGCGGAGGCAATGAGTGAAACTTTCCCTGCCGCTGGCCCTGTCAAGACCAAGATACTAGGAGAAGTAACCAAAGAGAAAGAAGATGCTGCCCTTCGGGTTCGGACGGATATGAACTATGAGTTAACGGATGTCATGGTTGAGTATCGTCCCGAACATGAACGGTTACTCTATTCTCTTGGTCTTGCAGGGTCAGCTTTTAAAAAGGTCTATTTCGACCCTAATCTTGGTAGACAGGTAGCTATGTACATCCCAGCGGAGGATGTCATTGTCCCTTACGGCGCGTCTAACATAGAGACTGCGGAGCGTGTCACGCATGTGATGCGTAAAACCAAGAACGAATTAGTCAAGTTGCAGGCTGCTGGTTTCTATATAGAAGAGGAGTTAGGCGAGCCTCTTTCCTACCACACCGATATAGAAGAGAAAAAAGCAGAGGAAGGGGGGTACACCCTCAACGCTGACGACCGTTATACGGTCTTAGAAGTCCACGCAGACCTGATTATAGACGAAGTAGATCAGGAAGGTGGGGACTTACAGATAGCAAAACCTTATGTAGTTACCATTGAGCAAGGCTCCGGCAAGGTTTTATCTATTCGTCGTAACTGGAATCCTGACGATCCTTTGACGCTCAAGCGTCAACATTTTGTTCATTACGCATACGTCCCTGGTTTTGGCTTCTATGGTCTTGGTTTAATTCACATTATTGGTGGATATGCTAAAGCAGGCACATCGATCATCCGTCAGTTAGTTGACGCAGGTACACTGGCTAACTTACCTGGAGGGTTGAAGTCTCGTGGTCTGAGAGTCAAGGGGGACGATACTCCTATTGGCCCCGGCGAGTTTCGTGACGTGGATGTCCCGTCTGGGTCTATCCGCGACAATATAATGACGCTCCCCTACACTGAGCCTAGTCAGACACTTCTTGCATTATTGAAGCAGATCACCGAAGAAGGGCGGCGTTTGGGGGCGATCAGTGATATGAACATCTCCGATATGAGCGCCAACGCGCCTGTCGGTACTACACTCGCTTTACTAGAGCGCACTCTCAAGCCTATGGCGGCGGTTCAGGCTCGTGTCCATTACGCTATGAAGCAGGAGTTTAAACTGCTTAGGGCTATTATCGGGGAGTACGCCCCTGAAGAATATATGTACTTGCCAGATCGCGCTGCGCCTAGAGCACGCAAGGCAGATTACAGCATGGTAGAGGTCATTCCGGTCAGTGATCCTAACAGCAGTACGATGGCGCAGCGGGTTGTACAATATCAAGCAGTGCTACAAATGGCACAGGGCGCACCTCAGATATACGACCTACCGCAGTTACACCGACAGATGATTGAAGTCTTGGGCATTAAAGATGCCGATAAGCTCGTACCCACTAAAGATGACATAACTCCGGCTGATCCAGTTAGCGAGAATATGGCCGTACTAATGGGTAAACCTATAAAAGTTTTTGCTTATCAAGACCATAGGGCACATATAGCGGTACACCAGGCATTCTTACAAGACCCACAGATTATGGCTTTTGTAGGGCAAAGCAGAGCGGCGCAACAGGTGATAGCTGCATTACAGGCGCACATTGCGGAGCATATGGCGTATCTATATAGAGAGGAGATGGCCGCTAAACTAGGTGTTGAGCTACCTGAGTTTGAAGAACAGCTCCCTGAGGAGATAGAAAAACTGTTATCTCAAAGTATGGCTAAAGCCGGGCCGCAGTTGGCACAGCAGAAACAACAGCAGGCAGCGCAAGCGGCTGCACAGCAACAAGCGCAAGACCCTGCGTTCCAGATGCAGCAGGCAGAACTACAGCTTAAAGCGCAAGAACAGCAGCGGAAAGCGGCCAAGGATCAGGCAGAAGCGGCGATGGATGCGGCACGTTTGAAGCTGGATAAAGAAAAAGCAGAGCGTATGGCTGCTATAGAAGCCACTAGGGTAGCGGGACAGGTAGAACAGGCTAATGCTAAACAGGACTTGGATGAGGCTAAAGCCATATTAGATTTAGCTAAATCCCAGCAAACGCCTCCCAGGAGACAGTGATAAATGGCACAAACCGTCTTTGACGTGTTGAACAACAAACTTGCAGAGATGCAAGCGCAACAAGAAGAATTCCTTTCAAGCGGGGGAGCTAAAGACTTTCCCGAATACAAGGAGTCGTGCGGAGTGATACGAGGTCTAGCTGCCGCACGCCGAGAGATCGAAGACCTTGCGCGTAACTATATGGAAGACTCAGATGACTGAAGCGATTGAAATGACTGCGCTCGAAGCAAAGCGTAAGCGGAAGATAGAGGATCAACAAGCCTCTGAAGTGGTACTGGATAAACATGTCCCTAAACCCGTGGGCTATAGGGTGCTGGTGTTGTTGCCTTCTGTAGAAGATACGTTTGAAGGCGGCATAGCTAAAGCTGCTTCTACTATAAGAGAAGAGTACATTTTATCTATGGTAGGGGTTGTAACCGATATGGGCGATCAAGCCTATAAGGATAAAGAGCGGTTTCCAGATGGCCCTTGGTGTAAAGAGGGAGACTATGTGATGTTCCGTGCTAACACTGGCACGCGTTTTAAGGTCGGCAAAGAAGAGTATCGTTTGATGAACGATGACTCTATCGAAGCCGTGATTGAAGACACGAGTAAACTTACTCGCGCATGAGGACTAGATTATGCCAATGCAACAAGTAGAGTATGAATTTCCTAATCCCGACAAAGAAGAGAACCTTCAAGAGGTAGAAGTACAGGCACCTGAAGAAGAGCCGGAAAAGCCTGAAATAGAGGCGGCTGTAGGGCGTGAGACTATAGAAAAGCCCTCCGAAAAAGCCGCCCCTGCCGAGATAGAGATCGAGATTGAGGACGACACACCCCCTGCCGATAGGGGCAAAACGGCATTGCCGCCTCAAGATTTACAGGAAGAAGAGCTTTCCGAGTACAGTAAGAAAGTACAGGAGAGAATGAAGACGCTTTCTCGTACTTATCACGATGAGCGTAGGGCCAAAGAAACAGTCATGCGTGAGCGTGAGGCTCTTGAGCAGTACGCTAAACAGTTAGTTCAAGAAAATGAAGAACTTAAAACTAAATCCGACCAAAGCCATAATGCTTTAATTGAGTCTGCAAAAAAGCAGGTTGAGTCTGAGTTGGCTTTTGCCACTGAACAATACAAGAAAGCGTATGAGTCTGGTGACACGGAATCAATAGTTACAGCACAACAAGCGTTGAACACTGCTCAGATACGCTCAGACAAAGTTAGTGCACTTAAACCAAAAGCTATTGAACAAAGTAAAGAGGCTTTACAACCTAAAGAAAATAATGTTCAATCTCAGGCACCTATACCTGAAGGCGAAGTTTTTCGTGACGAAAAAGCTGAAGCATGGCGACAAAACAACGCCTGGTTCGGGCAAAATCACGAAATGACAGCTTGGGCTTTAGGTATGCACAGGACGTTGGAGGACGCTGGTATAAACACCCAATCCGACGAATACTACGAGAGAATTAACTCTCGCGCTCGACAACTCTTCCCTGAAGAATTTGAAGGGAAAACAAACGCGGAACCGGAAGCGGCACCGCAGCAGAAACCTAGTAACGTAGTTGCACCAGCTACGCGCAGTATCTCACCTAATAAGGTGAAGCTAACAAAGTCACAGCTCGCTGTGGCGAAACGATTAAACGTACCTCCAACCAGGTATGCGGAACAAGCTCTAAAATTAGCGAGGGAACAAAATGGCTAATAATAAATTACGTATGCCGCGTGAAAGCGAAAGCAGAGAGGCAAATACGCGTAAGAAAGCGTGGGAAAGGCCAGAAGTATTGCCTAATCCTACACCAGAAGACGGGTATTGTTATCGATGGATTCGCGTAAGCACGCGAGGCGTAACTGATGCCACCAATGTCTCCTCCAAAATACGCGAAGGCTGGGAGCCGGTGCGAGCCGATGTTCACCCCGAGATATTTGCTGATTCTGTCTCAGATGACAGGTTTAAAGACAATATCGTGATCGGTGGACTGATGCTATGTAAAGCCCCAGAAGAGATGGTCAACGAGCGCAACGAATATTATAAGCAGCAAACTGCTGCTCAGATGCAATCTGTTGACAATAACTTAATGCGAGAAAGTGATCCTCGTATGCCTATATTTAATGATAGGAAATCGACGGTATCTTTCGGTAAAGGTTAACTAGGAGTCTATCATGGCAACTTCTGCTGCCCCTTACGGTCTAAGACCGTTGAATCTGATAGGAGGACAGCCTTTTGCAGGCTCCACCCGTCAGATTAAGATCGCTTCCGGTTATGGCACTAACATATTCAATGGCTCTATCGTAGCCATTGTTGCTGGTGGCACAATCGAAATAGTGACCACAAATGGAGACAACTCTACGGGTTTCCCCGCCGGTACTATCGGTGTGTTCGTAGGTTGTTCCTATACTGACCCCAATACTAGCCAAAAAACTTTCCGTCAGAGCTGGCCTGCCAGCACTGTAGCGTCTGATGCTATGGCTTATATTGTGGATGATCCAGATTGCTTGTTCCAAGTACAGGCCGATGGCGCTGTAACTCAGGCTGATCTGGGTCAAAATACTCACTTGGCTGCGGTACAGTCTACTAACACAGGAAGCACCACTACTGGTAATTCCACTAGTGCGGTAACTGCTACAACTGCTGTAACCTCTGGTTTTGCTTTCAGAATCGTAGATTTTGTTGACGGGCCATTGTCCACCGTTGGTGATGCGTTTACAGATTTGATCGTTAAGTTCAATCCTGACTCGCACTCATACACCAACAAGACTGGTATATAAGGAGTATTGAGACATGGCTATTTCAAGAGCGCAACTACTCAAAGAACTCCTACCGGGTCTAAATGCCCTATTTGGCATGGAGTATGAGAAATACGGTGAAGAGCACGCTGAAATTTTTGAAACTGAAACTTCAGAGCGTTCTTTTGAAGAAGAAACCAAGCTGTCTGGCTTTGGTGCAGCACCTGTTAAAAACGAAGGTGCGGCCATTTCGTATGACAACGCCCAAGAAGCGTTCACTGCTAGGTATAACCACGAGACAATTTCTATGGGATTCTCAATAACCGAAGAGGCTATTGAAGACAACCTGTATGATTCATTGTCTGCACGTTATACCAAAGCATTGGCACGAGCTATGGCTTACACCAAGCAAGTTAAAGCTGCTGCAATTTTGAACAGTGCGTTCGATCCCGCAGTAACTTATGGCGATGGTGTAGAGCTTTGTTCTACTGCACACCCTCTGGTGTCTGGTGGCACTAACTCTAACGAGCCTGCTACTGGTGCTGATCTGAACGAGACTTCCTTGGAAGCATCTGTTATCCAGATTGCTGGATGGACTGACGAGCGCGGCCTGCTTATCGCATCTAGGCCCACTAAGCTGGTTGTTCCGCCCGATCTTCAGTTTGTGGCAACTCGTTTGCTTGAGACTGAGCTTCGTGTGAACACCGCCGATAACGACATCAATGCGCTACGAAGCATGGGGTCAATTCCAGAAGGTTACACTGTTAACCATTATCTGACTGACACTAACGCGTGGTTCTTGATGACTGATATTCCTAATGGTCTGAAGCACTTTGTGCGAACTCCAATGCAAACCTCTATGGATGCCGATTTTGATACTGGCAACAGCCGGTACAAGGCCCGTGAGCGTTACAGCTTTGGTGTATCTGATCCGCTGGGTATCTTCGGATCACCTGGCGCAAGCTAGAGGTGTGACTGAGAGGGGGGCACTTGTTGCCCCCTTTTCTTTGCTATACTATAAAATCATCCTGACTGCGCTCCACTGGGGAGGCGGCAGACTTTAGCCACGACAGGAGACACATATGGCTACTCATCACAATACTCCCGTGTTGTACAGCGGCTTTGCGTCCGGTTTTAAAGACCTGCGCGAAATGCCCATATCAATCAATCCCGACTACTACTGCATAGAAGACGATTTCGTTTATGAACTCGATACCGGCTGGGTAGTTGTCAAAGATTCTGGCGCTACTGTAGCAATCGTAGCTGACACTATAGGTGGAGAGCTTGCTATTACATCAGCAGGTACTACCGATAACGATGGTGGTTCAGTGCAGGGGAATGAGATATTCGCTGTTGCTACAGGCAAAGACATGTTTTTTCAGACTCGCATCAAGAACAATGATGTAGATCAGTCTGACATATGTGTTGGATTTACACTCAATTTTGCAACTAACCCAGAGAATATGTTGACTGCTACGGATCGTATCGTTTTCCAAGTCAATGATGGGGATGCATCTATCCTGTGTAAGACAGAGAAAGACGGCACTGAAACATCTACTGATTCTGGTATAGACATGGCTGACGATACCTACGTTAAGTTGGGTATATCATGCTCAGGCACAGGTACAGTTGAGTTCTTTGTTAACGACAAACTTGTAGCTACTCACAGCACCAATATACCTGACGATGAGAATCTGGCTATTGCTGCAATGAGTTTGTCTGGCAGTGCTTCAGGCACTCGTGTAACGACCATTGACTATTTAATGGGCGCTAGAACACGCTAATAGGGGGTAGTTATGACTACGGCTAAGAAAAAGGCACCCGCTAAAAAGAAAGCGGCCCCTAAGAAAGCTGCAACAAACAGTCTTGTACCCGGCACTGCTGAGCACAAAGCTGCTGTTTTGCGTGGCGAAATTAAGGAGTAGATCATGTCTAAAGGTGATATTTTCGCCATCACTCCGTCTACTAGTGCTACGTTACTAAAAGCAGCGGCATCTATATCTGGTGCAGGGGCTATCACATTGGTTACTAATGATGTGAGTCCTTTTGGAACTGGGTATAAGTTGTTGTTTACCTCTGCCGGAGATGACAGAGGCATAACTTTTACCATCACAGGAATAAAGGTTGGTAGCTTGCATGGGCAAGCAACTACGGAAGTAGTCACAGGTGCTAATGCTAGTACAGCTACTTCTACTAACTTTTATACAGTGGTCACTAGCATAGTAGCCAGTGGTGCGTCTGCTGGTAATGTCAGTATAGGCACTACAGGTTCGCTAGCGTTTGGGCGCACTAGAATCAAGAGTGTCTATTATGTAGGCGCAGGTTCTGCGGGGTCGTTGAAGTTTAACTTGAACAGCACTAGTGGAACTTTGCTCATGCAAGTAGATACCCCCGCTTCTTCGTCCTCTTTTGCTGACAGTGTGACCATACCGGATGAAGGTATTCTCACGCAGCGCAGTAATAGCGGTAGTGATTTTACGATTCTGACACTAACCAATATTACTAACGTAACGGTGTTCTGTGGCTAAGAAAAAGGGAACTATGAAAGGCCACACCATTAAAGGTGGTCACAAGCGTCCAACTAAGGCTGGCGCAGGTATGACCAAGAAGGGTGTGGCTAAATATCGTAGGGACAACCCTGGTTCTAAACTCCAGACAGCCGTTACTGGTAAGGTTAAGAAAGGCAGTAAAGCCGCAAAGCGCCGTAAGTCTTTTTGTGCGCGTTCTGCGGGACAAATGAAAAAGTTTCCAAAAGCAGCTAAGAACCCTAATTCAAGGCTGCGCCAAGCTAGAAAACGATGGAAATGTTAGGAGAGGATTATGTGGACTAAACCAACATACGAAAAGATTCGCTTAGGTTTTGAAGTCACTATGTACTTTAAAAATAGTTAATGCCTAGTAAATCTAAGAAGCAACATAAGTTCATGGCGGCAGTGGCTAATAACCCTAAGTTCGCCAAAGAGACAGGTGTTCCACAGAGTGTGGGACGCGAGTTTATGAGGGCCGACGAAGGTCGGTTTGCAGGAGGCGGTATGGCAGACGATAAGCTAAAGATGGTAACTAACGATGAAGGCCAAAGAGTTCCTTTTTACGCTGCTGATGGAAAAGGTAAGATGGCCGCAGGTGGCAATGTAAAGAAAATGAAACACGGAGGCATGACAAAATGTCCTCGTGATGGCATAGCACAGCGCGGAAGAACACGAGCATGATGAAGTCCAGAGGTATGGGCAAGATTAGACCCATAGCCTTTAAGAAAGGCGGGTCTACTAAGGATGCGTGCTACCACAAGGTAAAGGCACGCTACAGGGTATTTCCTTCTGCATACGCTTCGGGTGCTATCGCTAAGTGCCGTAAAGTGGGTGCTAAGAACTACGGGAACAAGTCTCGTGGCCGTAAGAAAAACTAAGAAAGGGCTGGCGTTAAAACGCTGGTTCAAAGAGGATTGGAAAGACGTTCGCACGGGTAAAGCGTGTGGGCGACAGAAAGGTGAAAAGCGTGGAACTCCTTATTGTAGACCGTCTAAACGAGTCTCCAGTAAGACACCCAAAACTTCTGGTGAGATGACCGCAGCAGAGAAAAAGAAAAGGATTGCACAGAAGAAACGCCTAGGACAACCAGCGGGTAAACCCAGAAGAGTAGAAGCGGCGCGTCGAAAGAAGACTGCTAAGAAAAAGGTTGCCAAGAAAAGATAATGGCTAAAGACCCGAAGAAAGGAACAGGAAAGAAACCGAAAGGTAGTGGCAGAAGATTATACACTGACGAGAATCCAAAAGACACGGTGGGTATTAAATACGCTACTGTGCAGGACGCCAGAGATACAGTAAGAAAGGTTAAGAATGTAAACAAACCTTTCGCTAGGAAAATTCAAATACTAACGGTATTAGAACAAAGAGCCAAGGTTGCAGGAAAACCACAGCAAGCTGCCATAGCCAAAAGAGGAAAGGAGTCATTACGCAAAGCGAGAAAGAGCGTAAAGAAGAAATGATTACCTGGACAGAACGCAACAACATAGTCGAAGAAATAAAAGAGTGGTCTAAACATACTTTAGAAGTTAGTAACCCAGAGTTCAATAATTTACCGCCATGTCCGTATGCGAAAGCAGCATGGCAAGAGAACAAAGTAGATATAGTATTTAAGTTTGAAGCGAACGATTTTAAAAGATTGTACATGGCACTTCATAACTGGAGTGATAAAAAAGATTTAGTGGTAATAGCAGATACTGCTTTTATAGAAGATCAAGACGAGTTCCACGAGTTTGTAGATAGCGTTAATGAAGCCATAGCAAACAACGTGTTTAGAGACAGAGACATGTGGGTGATGGGGTTTCACCCTGAAGATGAAGCTAATGAGTTGTTTGATGAGGGAGAGTTCGAACCTCAAGCAGATACTGAATACGCACTATTGTTTGTGCAACGGCTATCTAAACTAGAGAAAGCCGCAGAGAAGTTAAGACCTCTTGGATATTACGATAAGTATTTTCAAGAATATGATGTAAAACACATGTACGAATTGCGTACTAACTTTTATAGGAGACTTAAAGATGCCCGGTGCTAAAAAAGGTTTTATGAAGAAAGGCATGAAGAAAGGTGGTAGACCAGGTATGCGCGGTATGCGTGGTGGTGGAATGGCTGGCATGGCAGGTAAAAAAGTCCCCGGCATGAAAAAAGGCGGTAAAGCTAAAAAGAAAGCTGCAATGCGCCGTAAAAAGAAGAAGTAAACAATGGCTACCTCGGGAACTGCCACATTCAATATGGACTTCACGGAAATCGCTGAAGAAGCGTGGGAACGTGCTGGCCGTGAGATGCGTTCGGGTTATGACCTGCGTACTGCACGTAGGTCAATGAACCTACTCACTATTGAGTGGCAGAACCGTGGTATCAACATGTGGACTATCGATGAAGGCACCATCAGCTTGGTACAAGGAACTTCGTCGTATGACCTACCGGCGGATACCATTGATTTGCTTGAGCATGTTATACGCACTGGTAGCGGTAATGTGTCTACTCAGTCTGATCTCAGTATATCTCGTATAAGCGTTTCTACTTACGCCAGTATACCTAATAAACTAACCCAGGGTCGCCCTATACAAATATACATAGACAGAGGGCAAGCTAATCCCTCTGTTACTGTGTGGCCTGTGCCAGATGCGTCCAGCACGTATGTTTTAAAATACTACAGGATGCGGCGTATACAGGATGCGGGTAGCGGCGTAGAAGATGCGGATGTGAATTTTAGGTTTCTACCTTGCCTGGTTGCGGGACTTGCGTATTACATATCGCAAAAAGACCCAGAGTTGGCACCGCGTATACCAATGCTACAGACAGAGTATGAACGACAGTTCGATCTAGCTGCACAAGAGGATAGAGAAAAGGCATCTATTAGCTTAGTGCCGCGTATGTATGGCGTGAGGTAGGCATGACACAGCGTTTTGCTTCCAGCCAGAGAGCGTTAGCCATATGTGATATATGTGGCTTTCAGTATGAATTAAGAGAGCTTAGGAACTTAGTAAAGAAGAACAAAGTTACGGAATTAAAAGCGTGTCCTGAATGTTGGAACCCGGATCATCCACAAAATAGATTGGGTGAGTTTCCAGTAGATGACCCGCAAGCTATAAGAAATCCTAGACCGGATTTTGCAGAACTTCCGGCTAGTAGGGCACACATAGAGCCAATAGACCCTTCCATAGTATGTGGGTTTGGGCATGTAGGAGAAGTAACAATCTCAATTACGTAGAGGCACATTATGAAACGCGAAACTAAAAAAGACCCCAAAATTATGGAGCAGCCAAATCAACCAACGATGTATGACGCTGGCACGGATGTTAATAAGCCGATCAACATGAAAACTAGCGGCATTAAAATACGTGGCACTGGTGCGGCTACTAAAGGCACAATGGCGCGAGGGCCAATGGCGTAGTGAACTACACTGAGCTAAAAGCAAATGTAGAAGACATCTGCGAACAGACGTTCACGGCAGATCAGCACGCTATGTTCGCTCAACAAGCAGAGCAAAAGATATACAACACTGTACAGCTTCCTGCACTTCGTAAAAACCAGACCGGCACGCTTACGTCTGGTAACAAGTACTTAACGATGCCGACTAATATGCTGTATGTATATTCTCTAGCAATTATAAGCGGCAGTGATTACATATACTTGTTGGACAAAGACTCTAACTTTATACGTGAGGCTTATCCTAACCCAGCAACAACAGGGATACCTAAGCATTACGCCATATTTGATTCGGATACATTTATTGTAGGCCCAACACCTAACGCTAGTTTTTCTGCGGAGTTACATTTTGCTTATTACCCAGAGTCTATAGTGACTGCTGGAACTACTTGGTTAGGTACTAACTTTGACTCTGCGTTATTAAATGGAGCTTTAGTCGAAGCCATACGTTTCCAAAAAGGCGAAGCCGATATGGTTAAGCTGTATACAGAGCAGTATATTCAAGCGTTGGCGTTACTTAAAAATCTGGGTGACGGTAAGTTACGTGAAGATACGTATCGTTCTGGACAAGCCAGGAGAGAGGTATCGTAATGATAAGTGCTAATGGTGCATTAAAGTTGGGTGACGTTACAGTAAAAACAATATCCAGAAGAGGCTTTACTCCTGACGAGCTTGCAGAGCAGGCGTTAGATAAAATTATTTATGTAGGAAGCAACTGCCATCCAGCCATACAAGAGCAAGCAGAGGCTTTTAAAAACCAGATACGTGGTGTGTTAATAGAGTATATGAAGCAGGCTGTTCGATCTGATCGCACTACTTTGGCAAATCAATTTCGGGCCGCTGGGCATTCGGAACTTGTAAAACTATTGGAGACTTAACATGGCTATTACCATATCTACAGCGATGCCCACCAGCTTTAAAGTTGAACTGTTGAAGGGCTTGCATGATTTACAGAACGGCGCAGACACCCTAAAGATAGCGTTGCTAAAAGCTACTGCTTCTGGCAGCGGGACATATGGTGCTGCAACTACAAATTATTCCACCGTAACTGGAAACAGTGACGAGACTAGTGGTTCTGGCTACAGCGCAGGTGGTAACACTCTTACCAACATAACTCCAGTAGCTAGTAGCACAACCGCTGTTTGTGATTTTAATGACACTACTTGGTCGAGCGCATCTTTTACTACGTGCGGTGCTGTCATATATAACACAAACAACTCTAACTCTGCGGTTGCGGTATTAAGTTTTGGTGGAGATCAAACTGTAAGCACAGGTGATTTCCAGATTCAGTTCCCCGCTGCCGGTGCTTCTACCGCTATTATTCGTATTGCCTAGAGGCTAAACGTGGCAGATAAGACCGTACTATTAGGAGCCGTTTGGGGTAAAGGCGGCTGGGGTGATGCTGCTTGGGGAGATAACGGAAACATCTCCACAGCAGGCACGGGTGCGGTTGGAACTGTAAGCATCCTGCTGGACGATAGTATTGTTCCGACAGGTGTAGCAGGTACAGGTGCGGTAGGTTCGGTTACTATAAACCGATCTGGAATCGTTGTTCCAACGGGTGTAGCAGGTACAGGTGCGATAGGCATCACCACTCTGGGCTACGATGCGATTGTTTACCTCGGCGCGGTATGGGGTAAAGGCGGCTGGGGAGAAGCTGCTTGGGGGGCTAACGGGAATATATCCGTAGCAGGTACTGGTGCTGTAGGCACTGTAAGTATCGCCCTGAATAAGAACATCGTACCTACAGGTGTAGAAGGCACAGGCGCAGTAGGTGCTGTAGGGATTATCAGAGATGACACGATAATCCCACTAGGTGTAGAAGGCACGGGCGCAGTAGGCACGGTGGTTCTGTCTTTTGCAGAGCTTATTGTCCCAACGGGTGTAGCAGGCACAGGCGCAGTAGGAACAGGCACAGCTACTGTACTACCGACAGTTACAGGCACAGCAGGCACAGGTGCAGTAGGCACCGTAAGTGTAACTTATACTGGTAGTGTTGTACCTACGGGCGTAGTAGGAACAGGAGCAGTTGGAACGATAACTAGAGGTGGTTGGACTAACGTAGACGATAGCCAGACACCTAACTGGACAAATGTAACAGATACACAAACACCTAGTTGGGTGGATGTGGACAAAGCAGCTTAGGAGCTAACGATGGCTACTTATGTAAACAATTTAAGACTCAAAGAAATAACCACTGGTGATGAGGACGGTACGTGGGGTAATAGCACAAATACCAACCTTGAGCTTATAGCAGATGCGCTAGGGTTTAACACACAAGCCTCGTTTAGTTCAGATGCGGATGTAACCACTACAGTTGCAGATGGGGCTGCTGACCCTGCCAGAGCGTTGTATTTCAAAGTAACTTCTGGCACAAGTCTTAGCACCACCAGAACTTTAACGATTGCGCCTAACACTGTTTCTCGCGTGATGTTTATCGAAAACGCTACGACAGGCAGTCAGTCAATAAATATTAGTCAGGGGTCTGGAGCAAACGTCACCATAGCTAATGGCAAGACTGCGCTAGTTTATTTAGACGGTGCAGGGTCTGGTGCAGCGGTGGTTTTAGCGAGTCCTCAAGTCGCTGTCACTCAGCTTACAGATGTCACATCTAGCGCATCAGAACTAAACCTGGTTGACGGATCGGCTGCTGATACCGTAGTTAATTCAAAGGCTGTCATATACGGCTCCGCAGGTCAGATAGTCGCTAACGAGCTTGATGTAGATAATATTCAGATAGACGCAAACGCGGTCAAATCTACAAACACCAACGGTAATATACAGCTCTTTCCAAACGGCACAGGCTTTACTGAGCTTTACGGCAATACTAACGCAGGTGCTATTCGCTTCAACTGTGAAAGCAACAGCCACGGTGTAACGCTAAAAGGCCCACCACATTCCGCAGGAGCAACCTACTCTTTAGAACTACCAAATGCTGTAGGTAGTACAGGTCAGTTTCTTAAAGCCTCCGATGGCTCAGGTAAACTAGCGTTTGATACTGTTGTTCAGTATTCTGCGCCACAATTAAAAAGTGCCAACTATACTGCTGTTGTCGGTGAGTTTATTGTGGCGAGCGCGGGGTCGATTACTATTACGCTACCCGCTAGTCCCAGTGCAGGTGACTACGTGACCATAAAAGATGGTACGGGTGCAGCAGAAACTACGAGTTTTACTGTGGGTCGTAATTCAAGCAACATTGCATCAAGTGCTAGTGATCTTACTTTCGACAAGAACTTCGCTGAGATCACGTTGGTCTACATCAACGGCACCATAGGCTGGAGCGTGTAATGAGTAACCTTTCTGATCTGCTGCCCAGCGGTGGTGGGCAGAACATTGTTGATTTCACGGCGAGTGGGGCTATATCTAGCGGTCAGACTGTGGGTCTTAATAGCGATGGTACAGTTAGTCCCATAGTTGCTCCAATAGGTGCTGTTGCTACTTTTGAAACTGGGGCTATAGATGCTCCAAGAGGTATAGCAACCGTTCACGACACTACGAATAATCGATTAGTTGTCGCTTACATAGACGACGATGATGGCGATAAAGGCAAGGTGGTGGTCGGTGTTGTTTCAGGAACAACCATTACTTATGGCAGCATTTATGAGTTTAACTCAGCAGATACCGAACAAATAAGCATGTGTTTTGATCCTGACTCTGGCAAGTGCATAGTTGCGTACAGAGATCAGGGTAACAGCAGTTATGGAACCTGCCGCGTCTTAACAGTAAGTGGCACTACAGTGTCTATGGGGAGCGAAGTTGTTTTTGAAAGTGCAAACGTGAACAGCACTTCAATCGTCTACGATACTGGCGTAGACAGAGTATTAATTGCTTACAATAAGTACGATAGCAATTTCAAAGGGTACGCCAGAGCAGGTCAGGTCAGCGGTACATCTGTGGCTTTTTCTGCTGCGGCAGCGAGGTTTGATACCGACAACACCTCAGGGTATGACATAAGCAACGTCATTGCCAGTTATGACACTGCTGCTGGTAAAACAGCTATTTTTTATCGCGGTAACAATCAATATCTGCAAGGTATAGTAGCGTCTATAAGCGGAACGACAGTTAGTTACGGGACAGTAGCAAACGCTAACTCAGACAATGGTATAAACGGTCACGATGCCACTTTCGATGCGACTGCTAACAAACACGTTGTTGCGTTTGCTAATGACACTAACGCTGCAAAAGTGGGTGCTGTTGTAGCTACTGTGTCTGGAACCAGTATCTCATTCGGATCGATAGTAGATAATCTAACCTCTTTTACAATAAATACTAGAGTTTCTATTGCATACAGTCCCGATGCCGGAACTTCTAAAATTATATTTGGCAGGGCTGCTAATGACTACGCTGTTGAAACAGTAACCGTGACTGTATCAGGCACAAGTTTGACAGGAACCACACCAGTAGCAGTTTATACGGAAACAAATGGAGCAGACCCTGCTGAAGATAGTTTAGTCTATGATACTACTGCCAACGTCTATATTGCTGCTGTTCGGAAAGGAAGTACGGACATTGGAATAAGTTTTGTTTTTAATTCAGCAACGGGAGCGGGTGTAGCAGACTTCATCGGCCTAGCAGATGCTGCGATATCCGATACTGCAACAGGCAAGATCAACGTCAAGGGCAGCATCAACAGCAAGCAGTCCTCGCTGACTATAGGCTCTGATTATTACGTTCAGGCTGATGGCAGTGTCTCTACTACCAGCACAAGTCCAGCCGTGAAGATAGGACAGGCTGTCACTGCCACAACAATTAACATGATGGATTTGACATGACAAATCTAAGCGATCTTTTACCAGCAGGTGCGGCCAGTAAGCAGCTTAGTTTTACTGCGAGTGGGGCTGTTGCACAAGGTAAGCCTGTTATCTTGAACACTAACGGCACGGTTACGCAGGTTACAGGTACTTCGGCAACCGAAGCAGCAGGGACGCCAGTGGTTTTTGAGTCTGGAACCACTAATTACACATCAGCCACGTTTGACTCATCTAATAACAAAGTGGTTTTTGCATACGTCGATCAAAGTAACTCTAATTACGGAACCGCAGTAGTTGGCACTGTAGCAAGTGATAATTCAATATCGTTTGGCACACCTGTTGTTTTTGAATCTGCGGACACAAACTACAACACAGCGGCCACATTTGATTCGTCTAACAACAAAGTTGTCATTGCTTATACGGATAACGGCAACTCAAACTACGGGACAGCAATCGTTGGCACTGTTAGTGGGACTTCTATTTCTTTTGGCACTGCGGTTGTATTCAGGGCATCTTCCGCAGACTACATTAGGGCCGTGTTTGACTCTTCTAATAATAAAGTGGTTATTATTTTTAGAGATGCCTCAGGAGCAACAGGAGGTGCGGGTAATGCTATTGTAGGCGAGGTAAGCGGAACAAGCATATCGTTTGGAACTAAAGCGATATTTGACAGTGGTAATACTCAAAAAATAGCTGCGACATTCGACTCCTCTAACAACAAAGTTGTGATTGCGTATGTAGATGGAGATGACAGTCAGTTAAAATCAATAGTAGGGACAGTCAGTGGAACAGGTATAACTTATGGGAGTGCTGCTACAATATATGCTGGAAACGTGCAAAGTAACGACGATCTTACAGCAGCTTTTGATGCAAGCGCAAATAAAGTCGTTGTAGCTTACAAACAAAGCACGAACAGTTACGGATATGCTCAGGTTGGTACGGTAAGCGGGACATCTATATCCTATGGTTCAGCGGTGCTTATCAACGGAAATAATGACACTGCTTGGTTATCGGCAACATACGATTCTAACGCAGAAAAAACCATTATTGCGTACAGAGATGGTGGCAATTCTTACTACGGTACAGTGATTGTCGGCACAGTCAGCGGAACCAGTATTAGCTTTGGGACGGAAGTAGTTTTTGAATCTGCAACCACAAGTCGTATTACATCAACATTTGACTCTAACTTAAATAAGGTAGCGATTGGTTATCGAGATCAAGGCAACTCTAACTACGGAACAGGGGTAGTGTTCCAAGTAGGTTTTGATAACACTAATCTTACTGCTACTAACTTCTTGGGCATAGCAGACGAAGCTATATCAAACGGAGCAAGCGGGAACGTCACGATGAAGGGCGGGATTGCCTCCAACGGTCTGAGCAGTTTGACACCTGGATCAACTTATTATGTTCAAAGGGACGGCACGTTAGCTACATCTGCGGCAACACCTAGCGTAGAAGCTGGTAAAGCAATGTCAGCCACAAGTATCAATCTGGATTACAGCACATGAGCAATCTAAGCGATCTACTTCCAGCGGGTGCTGGCGCAAAAGTCATAACGGCCACGGCCAGTGGTAATCTGGCTACGGGTCAGGCCGTGATGTTGCAGAGTGACGGTACTGTGAAGGCTATTTCGGAAACACAAGGAGGTTTGCAAACTCCCGCTACTTTTGTGTCAAATTCGATTAATAATCTTGATGTCACTTATGACGCAACAAGCGGTAAAGTTGTAGCCGCATACCGCGATGCCGGAAACAGTAATTACGGTACAGCGGTAGTTGGCACTATTTCTGGCGCTACGATTACTTGGGGTACACCCGTAGTATTTGAAACAGCTAATTCTTACAATATTGCAATTGCAGCAGGCAATAGTCAGGTTGTAATTGGATACGTTGATGGTGGTAATTCTAATTATCCTACCGCAGTTGCCGGAACTATTTCAGGTACTACTATTACATTTGGCACACCAACCGTTCCTGTTTCAGAAGGCACACCTTCTCAACCTGATATGATGTATATCAGCCCTACTCCAGATAATCCAACATACGCGCACAGGTTCGTTTGGGCATACAGTAAAGGCGGTTATAGCGATAGAGGCGTCATTCAACTACTCGCAGCGTCATCTGGTAATGCGATTACTAGCAGCGGCGAATATGAAATAAATGGGAGTGCAACAGCAGGGCATTTAGCTCTTGCCACTAGTGGTGGTACGTATGGGGGTAGTAACTACAACATGCTTTGCATGTGGCGAACGTACTCCGGCTCAAGCCCTATGTTCTATATTCGTTTTAGCTACAATGCTGGAAGTCCCGGCTCACTTAGTTTTGGAAGCGCAGCAACTTCAGGAATAGATGACACGCAATATATTAGCTTGGCTTACGATACAAGCCAAAGCAAATACTTAGTTGCTTACAGAAGTAACAGTGATAATGATTTAGAAGTTGCAGCAGGCACTGAGACAAGTACATCTACTATGTCTTTTGGAACACCTGCTGATATAAGTGGATTAACAGTAAGTGACGTTCATGTTGCATATGATGCAACAGCGAGTGCAACTACACTAGTATTTCGATCTAGTTCTGGTGCTGATGCAGATATACCTCAAGTATGTCGTGTTACCATAAGTGGAACTACACCAACAATAGGAACAAGAACATCTTTAACAAGTGGCTCTTCACATAGTGCAACAGTAGCATATGCGGCTAATGCTAGTGCCTCTCTTATTGTATATATTGAAAGTAATACAGGTAAGGGCGTTCTATTTACGTCAACATCATCAACCTCCTCCGACTTCGTAGGCATCACCAACCAAGCTATCAACAACTCTGCATCAGGCGAAGTGGTTGTCGAGGGCGGGGTGATTACTAACGGGTCGTTGTTGCCTTTGGCTTATACAGGAACGCTTGGTTCTGAAGCTGTCTTTCAAACGGCTGACACAACATATACCGCTAGTTGTTATGACCCAGACAGCGGCAAAACAATTATTGCTTGGGAGGGGACAAGTGATTACGGCTACGCTGTGGTTGCGACTGTCGGTTCTGACAACTCCATCACTTACGGTACTCCTGTTGCCTTTAATAGTGTTACCACTAAGTACATAGCTATCAGCTATGACACGGGACAAGATAAGGTCTTGATTGTTTACCAAGACGATAGTGCACCGGATGAGGGTAAGGCTATCGTTGGCACTGTCAGTGGAACCAGTATCTCATTTGGGTCAGCCGTAACAATATATGGCGCTAATGATGGCGGCTTTTTTGGTACTTTAGCATACAGTCCTGATACCGCTAATCATATAACCACGTACAACACAAACGGCAGCACATCTAAAGTAACAGTATTAACCGTATCTGGGACATCAGTGTCAGTGGGAGGAACCGCTAATCTAACCTCTGGTACTGTATATCAGCAAAGTGTGACTTACGATACTACAGCCGACAAGTTTGTCGTGTCCTACAGAGATGCGGGTAACTCAAACTACGGCACGGCAGTTGTTGTAAGTGTTAGTGGGACTACACCGAGTGTTGGGACCGCAACAGTTTTCAGTTCTGCTACGACTTTTCAAAACGAAATTGTTTATGATTCGTCAAATGACAAGGTAGTAATTCATTATAGAGGTTCAAGTCCTCAAAACCCAACCGCAATAGTCGGTACAGTTTCGGGAACGTCTATTTCTTTCGGGAGTCCTACCACTATCGCTGTTTTAAATGATGGCGATTCTCAAGCCATTACCTTTGACTCAAGTGCTGGCCGGATCATTGTTGCTTATCGTGACGAAGACCCTGTTCCTGAAAATGGAAAATATGCTATTGGTACTGTAAGCGGCACAAGCATAAGTTTTGACACTCCTGTAACTTTTAACGCCGCAAGCTCTACAAATATTGCGATTTCTTTCAACGCTGGTGTTAATAGGAATGTAATTACCTACCGTGACGAAGGAAACTCAAACTATGGCACGGCTATTGTTTTACAACTTACAGGTGCAGTCCCCAACCTGACAATCGGCAGCACCT